TACCTGATTTAGTTCCCCACTTTTCTTTAGTCCACTTAGACAAAGACTTCTGCTTGCTAGTCTTGCTACCAGAGTAGCCACCGCCAGCTTTCTTGTATTCCTGTGCCACAAGTTGTGCTTTGCGAGCAGACCATTGGCCGGGCTTGCCGCCCTTACTGCTAGCCATAATCTTATTCTTAATGCGCTCACGAAGCGCAGGGTTTGTGTATGACATTACCACTTAACCTTGTCAGCCCAATAAGCAGCAGACATCTTGCCTTTGGCAATGTTCTTACTATGGCGTGCTTTGAATGATGCACGCTTCTTCTTCATTCTGTCAGACTCTCCAGCCTTAGGAGCACCGGCAGTCTTAGCACCTTGCTCACCGAAACGGATGGTCTTTACTTTGTCCCCTACTTTAGCCACAACTACATGTGACTTCTTAGGGTGATTAGGGGTACGCTTTGGTTTATTGAAACCAGAGACACCTGCACGAGCTAAGCGTGGGTCACGCTTTCTGCTTTCCATATTCACCATACTTTCCTAGTACTGCTTTGATTCTGCCATCTTTTCTAAGCCGCACTACATAGCCATCCTTAATCTGGATTGGATTGAACTTGCGATGCGGCTTATACTTTCCCGAAGACATTACTTCTTTTTCTTCTTAGCCATACCTGCTTGAGATAGGGCGATAGCAACTGCCTGCTTTTTGGATTTGACTTTCTTGGAAGACTTACCAATGTTAAGCTCGCCCTTTTTGAACTCACGCATAACCTTGGAAACTTTCTTTTGTTTTGCAGTTTTCTTCATTGCTGTTGGCCTTTTTTGTTGTAACGACGGCCCTGCAATACTGCACCTAGGAATTGTCCTTGCTCAGCTTTTGCTTTTTTATTAGCTCGGGCAGCTCGTGTTTCAGAGCCTTCACCGATACCAGCAGAAGCGTCAAAAGACTTGGCCCAAGCTCTTAGAGCTTCGCCGCCTTCCTTACCGACATTTCCTACATAGGAACCTAATCGAGACAATGGTCCGATTCTTGTTTGTCCGGCCATGTTACTTCTTCTTAGCCATCTTCTTAGCTGGCTTCTTAGCAGCCTTCTTCTTTGCTGCCATCTTCATCTCTTCCATCTTAGCCATCTTCTTACCCTTGGCTGTGTATGGGAACTTCTTAGCGCCTACCATTGGCATAGTTATACTCCTAGTTCTTTCATTATTGCTGCTGATTTTTTGTCGATTGCTTTAGCCGGAGGCATCTTGCTACCATCATATGGTCTACCTAATGTCTCACTAGCTTTAACCGCCTCTTGAATCTTCGCCATAGAAGTTCCATTCGGCTGAATGCCTTGGGCTCTCGCCTCTTTGTAGGCATCCAATTCTTTGTTGAATTTCTTAGTCGGCAGAACTCGTCGACTATCCGCATCTCCTGCGTTCATTTGTATGGACATCCCCTTACACCCGAAGCAGCCGTCCACAAACTCTGGATGATATTCCCAATGTTTCATAGTGCTGTAAAGTTAGCCTCCGTAACTCCAACATCGCCTGCAATAAGCGACGCCTTAGTCGCATCATCTACTACATGGTTATAGCCACCAGCATAAACTACAGGGTAGTCAGGTAGCTCGTCATCTACAGCATAGCGAATCTGAATCCATTCACCATCTGTATCCATAGCTATTGTAATACCACGGTCAAGTTTATAGAAGTAGAATAGGCGGTGTTCCCCTGCCGGTCCTTCTTGAACCGTCGGTGTTTTGAATAGCCAGTTAGCCATCTGTCCTCCTTAGTGGACTCACCATCAGGCAGGGTTGCCCCTGCCCGACAGTCAATCAACTACTTAGCAGCGATTGAAGAACCAGTTTCGATGCGATACAACGCTTCTTCACGGTAGCGAGCGAAGCCGAGTACGCCGTACCAGCCCATTGGGCGGAAGCGCATCAACTTGTCGGTTACGTTACCGATAACGATGTGTGGCTCTTCTGCAACAGCCTCAGCAAGTGCTTGCTGTCCGCAGAGTAGAGTATCGAATACACGGGTTACTGGTGTAACTGTGACGGTTGCAGCTTCAGCAACAGCGCCTGAGTTAGCAGCAGTCATTGTAATTGTGGTTGTGTTTCCAGTTGTGCTGATTGCAGCAATCTTAGCACCAGAAGCAATTCCGGTAGCAGCAATCTTGTCGCCAACTTCTGCACGCTGTGCGATAACAGAGCTTGAAGCAACACCAATGGTGAAGCCAGCTGAGGTACCTGCAACGGTTACAGCGGTTGTAGCGAGAGCAGTCTGGTCTGCGCCATCCTTAGCAGATGGGATACGTGAGGACTCAACGAAGAATGCACCTTCGTAGTCTCCAATTTCTCCTGCCCAGATGTTGTTGACAGCTGGGTTGCTTTGTGCATGGACGAAGTTCCAGCCGAGGTTTCCTGACTCCGCACGGAGGTCGTGTGAAACTTCTGGGTGGATACCGCACCAGTAGTAAGAACCACGGCGAGCCTTAGCCTTATTAGCACGGAGCTTAGCAACAGCCTTGCGGATGTCAGCTGAGTCGATTGTATCAGATGCAGTGATGGTTGCTGTAGAAGTACGAGCACCGCCGTAAATTACGTTTGTTCCGCCGATGAGGGTTGTAGCTACAACTGCGTCGATAGAGTCAGCTAGGTTGTATGCAACGATATTTGCAATAGCTGGGTCTACGTCTGCAAGTGAGAACAACTCAAGTGCACGGGTTACGAGTACTGCATTACCATACTCGTTAAGAGTAATGGTAACTGATGTTGGGGTTGACAATGCAACTGCATCTGGGTCTGTTGTCTCAGTTAGAGTTGATGTCTTCTGGTCAAGGTCAACATAGCGCTGTAGCACTACGGTTGAGCCTGGGATTGCTTGGCGAGCTGGACGCTTGTCCGCGACCGAACGAAGTAGGGGTTCGGAACGGAGAGCGAACTCGAGAAGACGGTCATACGCCTTCTGTACGAGACCAGCGCCACCAACGGAACCACCGAGCGATGTGCTCGCGGTTGATGTATATTGGTTTGACATTAGTTTTAGTCTCCTAGACTATGAACGGATATTATTGTGAGCGTAGGATTGCTAGAATCTCATCAGGTGACTGAGCTTGCGCTAGTCTCTGGTCTAGATTCATTCCTTGCTCCGGTGTGATTGCACCTTGTGTAATTACGTCCTGTTGGCGTAGAGCCGCTAGGTCGTTTGGATTAGGTGCGCTGTCAGCTACTTGCACTCCGAACAAGTCTGCGTTATCATCGAGCCAGCGAGATACTGACTCCTCGTTAACATCATCCAAGTCCTTCATTACAAGGCGTGCTGCTTTTTTATTCACACCCTTCTTTTCTAGGACTTCATTCACGAGTCGCTCACGCTGCGCCTTGGATAATGTCTCAAGTTGCTCAGTGAGTTCCTTGATTCTCTTTTCATCTGCACGCTTGGCTTTGCGTAACTTCTTTAACAAGTCACTGCCGTCATTTGCAAATTGGTCTGGAGTATCTAGGTCGTCGTCTTCTTCATCCCAGTAGTTGTTGCTCATAGCAACGTTCCACCCTTCTATTCGTAGTTAGTTCGTAGGCCACAGTTCTGTTCGGGGAAACAGGCTGGCTCCTACTATCGGTCTGTTACACTGTCGGGGCCGATGGGTCCGCTCAGGATTCTAGAATTGTCCTCCGGTTTGTTGAGTTAAGGAAGTTCTTCCCACTCCAGATTGTCCGGAGAATGCAGCAAGCTCACGTCCCGCTAGGGCTGTACGCTTGCGTTGTGCAGATGCAAGTTGATTAAATACTTCTTGCTCTGCTTCTGGTAGACGGTACTCTTCAAGTTGTCCGCCATAAATATCAGATAGCTTCTCAGCTGTTGGTAGGACATCAGCGATTGTAGCATAACCCTTCTGAGCTTCTGCTTGGCTGATTCCTTGTGCTGCCAACTGCTCGGCAACTGTAGCTCCAATGTTAAAGCCTTGACGGGCAGCAGCAACACTAATCTCAGAGGCTGCAACCTGACGCTCAATCTTCTGGAACTGCTGTTGTGGGTCAAGTACATAGGCAACCAAGTCGTTCTGGCCAATGCCGTATAGGTTCTTAAGCATATTGGAAACAGCAGGGTCAGCATTGCGAACTCGCTGAACTGCCGTGACTACACGGTTGGATAGCTCAGAGACCGACACATCGTTAGCTAGGAACTGAGACACATAGGCATCGTTATCAAACTGAGTTAAGCCATAAGCCCTTAGTACCTGACGATAATCATCTTCTAGGCTGAGGTACTGTGATGGGGTAAGTACAGATAGACCCTTTTGCTTACGAACCTCATTAGCCTTGAAGCGCTCCTTGTATAGTGGCTCTTCAGAAAGCTGTAGCATGATAGTAGCTTCTGTAGCACCCTTAATTGCCAAATCACGGATAAGCGGAGCTAGTGCGCCAAGATTATACTGGT